TCTAAGTGTTTTTCGTTTTTGTTTCTACAAATATAAGCACTATGTTTATATCTCACAAGTTTTAAACAGTTTTTTTTTTTTATTTTTTTTTTGATGCAAAGAAAAAGCCCCCATCTCTGAGGGCTTAGACAAACAATTATAAAAACCTAACTAAATTATGAAGTACAAATATATCAATAAAAATGAGTTAATCTAGCAACTTGCCCAAATTCTTTTGAATGTATAAACGCTTCTACTGCTTCTTTACTTATATATCCTTTTCTGTGATGCCAAGAATCTGCTGGGCTTGGACTTCTTAGAGTCTCTACTGTGCAACCAATCAAATCTTTCGTAACTTGTTTATGGTGAACATGGTGAGTATAAAAGTATCTGTGTTCAGCTTCTGCCCAGAGATGCTTAGCCTCTACGCTCATTAGCTGAGCAAGGTCATTCTGTTTCGCTCCATCGCCATGAGTCGTTCCGATAATCGAGTTTCCGTAGCTGCTGTATTTTCTGTGAGCTATTGAACAGTCAAAAGTGATGTTTTTAGACTTGTGAAAGTGCGCCTCGATAGTTTGCGCTAAAAAGAAGCCTGATTGATAATCGTGATTAGATGGGTTAAAAATAAACTCAACATCTGCCACCTGCATCAATCTTTCTAGTATATCAATATAGAGTTTTTTAGCTGTCAAGAAGTTGCCGTACCACATACCATCAGTGTCCTGTGGGGTATTGGAAGTCGTAGTACGTCTAGGTGTATCGGTGTGCAGTATGTCGTTACCTCCGATAAACATTATTTTATCAATGTTGAATCCGTTAGACTTGTCTAGTAATCCCTCTACTCCTTCAAGTACTCTCTTTACTGCTATGTTTTGATTATATTCTGTGCCAGTTTCATAAGCTGTGCAGAGTTTGCCTATATGTATATCTGCTGGGTCTATGATTAACAAGTGACCATCTTTAGACTTTTTACGTTTTATTGTTGGGTATTTAGGTGCGTAATCTCTGAACTCTTCTAGTAGCTCGTCACGCATATTCTCGATACCTATTTGCTCAGGCGTTTTATAATTAGGATTCTTAAAGTATAGACTAGCTTCGTCTGATTTAATCCAGCCACTTTTAACGCTGTCAACATCTAGTCCAGCAGCTTCTGCCTCGTCTTTGATTCGTCTAAATTGCTCAAGTACTTTAACCTCATCCTCTCTAAGTCTGTAACGTCTTGAACTTTTACTGCTTTCTTCAGCTCTTTCGTGAGCTGGTTTGTTAGTTCTTTTGTCTCGTTTTTTCATATAGATAAATTATTATAATTCCCAGCAATATAATAATAAAAATTGACTTGTTCCATTTCTTACTGTTTGCCTTTGCTATATGCTTTGCAGTTTTCTTGTCTTGAAGCTCTAGTTTATAGTCTCTTTTGTCTTCTGTTTTCTGCTTTCTGTATTCTCTTCTTTTGTCTTTACGAGTAATGTACCGAACCTCTCCTTCTTTAGTTATTACCTTTTCAATAATCTTAGTAATCTCTATGTACACAGTATCATTTTGTATGTAGTTACTATCTACTACTGTATTTGTTTGTGTAGTGTCGCTTGTTTCTGTGAATGTCGCACCCTTTTTAATAGCTTTGTTGGTGTGTTTCTTAGCCTTGTTTATATGGTACTGAGGACTACACGAAGCAATTAGCATCGTTACAATTAATATGTATCTCATAGGTGTTATTTTGGTGCGTATTCCTTAGAGAAGTTCTCTAGTCTTCTTAGCCATCCTTTTAGAAAGCGTTGGTTATTGGTGTACCTTTGTCTAGCTGTTTGACTTTTAGCGTTTCTAGGAGTAGTAATGTAGTGAAAAAACAAACGTCTAGACTCTACGCATTTTGCGAATAGTTCTTTTTCATCTGCTTCGTTGATTGCTGCTAGTGTATTCTTTCCTATGATACCATCTCTAGTAACTCCTAGAACTCTCTGCATTTGTTTTATAGCTGTTTTAGCACCAGAACCCCAAGCCCAAGATACCAAACAATCTGCAATGCTTTGTAGTTCTATCTGGTCTCCTTTTACAGCATCCCAGTATTTAGACTTGAAGATTAAACCCCAGTCTTCGTGATTCATTTCTAAGAATCTTTCTACCTCATCTTTGCCAAATACTCCTACCCAAGCCTTGTAAGTTACTCCTTTGTTTGTGTGAATACCATCTACTCCGCAAGTGTAAATACTAGCTGAGTCTTTAACGTCTGAACTTGTACCGCCTTCCCACTTGTAAAAGAAAGGAACTATATTATTATGATTTGCCATTGTTCTTTTTTATTGATTCGTAAATATTACCACCAGCTAGAAAAGACAAAAAGGTTAAAAGTTCAGCCAGTACAAACTCGAAGTTTTCGTAAGTTGTATAGATGAAGCACAGAGGAGTAACTAATATAGTAATAACATAAAGAAAGACAGCCCTTTTAGATGACCTCTTTACAATTACGGATATATGTCTAAATAGTTTCCTCACTCTTTTAGCTTCTTCTTTTTTATTTTGTTGTCTAATATTTGACCTTTAATTCTGTGATACAAAAATATTGCACCACCAATAGCAAGAGCAAACTGTAGAAAGTTGTTGATGTCATCAAATGTAAGCCACTCGTATATCTTTATGAAACCAGTAGCAGCCAGAGAAAATATCCCTCCTATGTTTGCCTCTTCGCTATTCATTAGGTCTTTCATTAGATTTCGTACTGCTTCAAGCCGTCTAAAGCTCTTAACATTAGGTTACCTTCTCCTTCGTAGTTCAAGTTTTCTACTGGGATATCTGATAACTCAACTCCGTATAGTTTAGCGTTGTCTGTTTCTAGAGTCACGTTTAAGCTAATCTCATTACGCAAAGCATGAACTATAATAGAATCAGAATCTACTGTTATTGTAGGCTCTACTAGCTCAGAGTTAAATTGTGGAAATTTGTAAGTTGCCATTTTTTATTTTTTTTAAATTATGTTAATGTTGTTCCGTTTACGGTGAAATTTCTAACGGGCATATACTCGTATGTGGATGTTTTTCCCGAACCATCTATTTCGCCGTCATAATTCCTAAAGATTAGGCAACGGGTTGATGAAGTTGGTTGAGCCGTCGATGTGTAAAATACTTGATACCCAGATACGTTAAAAGGTGCGTAAAGCATTGTGTTCCAATATGAATAATCTGCAAGGTTTGCCATTTCTCTAATATTTGCTAACCTCCATTGACTTGTGTATGAACCAACAGAAAAAGTCAAAGAGTTATCGATTGCTATATCCCATGTTCCTTGCTGAAAATTTCTTGCATATCCAAGTACATCCGTACCGTTATAAGTTGACCAATCAATAACAATGTTGTTTGTGTAGGTTTGACCGCCTAATTCATCCGTGAATCGTTCCAATGTATTAAAAGGATTCTCAGAAGCCAAAGTAAAAAAGTCCGTTGCTCTACCCGCTTGTATGTCGCCGTCATCACCAGTCCTCAGAACTACTGTTTGGTTCGTTTTCATTAAAGTTGCTCCTACTGGAGCTGCTCCGCTACCGCCCGAAGCTGGTCTAAAACCCGTATTTTCTCGTAAGAAAGTTCTTAGAGTTGCCTCAGTATAAGCTACTGCTGAATCATCAACCCAGTTAGTAGAATCTGCATAAGAGATAACTAATTGGTCATCCTCAATAAGCCCCTCAGTTAATCTAAATACGCTGTTATATTCATCGTAAACTGTTTTTCCTATTGGGAATAGTCTTGAGTTGTTATCTGCGTCTACTGTTACTATGTAGTTTCCAGACTTATAAATTTCTTTTGCCATTGTTTTTGTGTTTATATTTTTATGTTAATGTAGTTCCTGATACTGTAAAAGTTCTTACTGGCATTCCCGGATATGACGAAGTCTTACTTCTACCAAATAAATTTACATAATTCCAATTATATGCGCACGCTTGAGTAGTTGGACTGTATGGATAAGAAGTACTTGCCCATATAAAACTCATCCAAGCGCCTCCGTTAAAAATATTAATTGGTGTATATGTATGAGGCCAAACTCCGTAATTACTTATATTGTATAATTCTCTTATGTTTGCTAATCTCCAGCCGCTTGTGTATGTACCTACTGTGTGAGAATTACAGTTGCTTATCATATTAGCCCAAGTGTCAGAACTCAATAAATCTGCATAACCAAGTACATTAGTACCGTCATAAGTACTCCAATCAATTACTATTTTATTAGTATATGAAGTGCCTCCCAATTCATCGCTAAATCTTGAATTTGTACCGAAAGGATTATTACTAGCAAGAGTAAAAAAGTCTGTTGCTCTACCAGCCTCTATATCACCATCATCTTTAGAATTATAAGATACTGTCTGGTTAGTCTTCATTAGAGTTGCTCCAACAGAACCACCACCACCTCCAGCTGCTTGTGCTTTTATATAATAAGTCTCTTGTACCATATTACAATTTGGTTGCGTTTAATCTTATTACAGCAGCTATATTAACGTCTACTGTTATTGCTCTTCCAGCTATTATAGTATCTCCTAAAGTGTAAGCAGCTCCACCCACTTGAATTGTAGTAGTTGGTACAGCTAAAATATTTGTAATGCTATCTATTGACATTTCAAAAGGAGCATAAAAATCAACAGTTTGAGCGTCTACCAATTCAACTACAAACTCAGGCTTTGACTGTATGTAGGTTTTTACATCGTCAGCACTAGCTTGAATAGTAGTAAAAGAAGTGTCTATATCTCCTTGAGCTACTGCAAATAAATCTGTATCCTCTAAAGGTGTACCAGTTGGTAAGTTACTTATTCTGCTGTCTGCCATTGTTAATTTTTTTTATCGCTTTCTTTAGCTTAATTATGTTCTTCTTTTTTACTTTGTACTTAATCATAAAAACCAGTTCGTAAAATTAACGTCTTTGTCTGGGTACATATCTCCGTTACTGTTGCTGTTGTATTCTGGATACAGCGTAGAATTGTTACACATATAATCTGTAAATCTCTTAGCGTAGTGTTCTGCTATGCCTCGCTCTTTGTTTACTAAAAAGTCTACTTCGTTTTTCTCTACTGTTTGTGAGTTCTCAGAGTTGTGTTTATATACTCCCTTGTTAGCTATTGTGTAAGCTGCGAATGGCAAATACTCCACCATTCCGAAATGGATAACCATCGGTTTAATGTAGTCAGTTACAAGGCTCAAGTAATTACCGCTAAGAGTACCAGCTACTATGTCATTATTAATCTTATCAAATAAATCAGTACCAAGATAGTTTTGTATATGTATATCTTGAGCAATCTTTACAAATTGAATGAACTTATCTGTATCTACATTACCATTTAAAGCTGTGAACTTTGCAATGTCTTTTGTTGTTATAAATAGTGCTTGTGCCATGTTTATCTTACGTCTGATGGTAAATTAGGATTGTTAGGACTAAAGCCTTTTAACGGCAAATTTTTAGGATATACAGAAACCTCGAAAGGATTGGTAACTTTAAAGCCTTTTATTTCTGCCGCTCTAGTTCCTATTTTTTTAAACTCGTCTGAATCTTTATTAATATCTAACATCATTGTTACCCTTTTCCACGCATGACGGCATCGAGGCCCTCCCTTCCATTTGAAGATATTATACGTGTCAGAGCCGCCTTCTCCAAATCCTGAATTAACTGCTTGCATACTCATTCTTTCAATGTCTTCTCTACGATATAACTTGTTAGCTCTCATCATAGCTTTACAAAAACCTCGTTCAGGTGATTTGTTTCCGACATACTCATATCGAACTTTGAAAAATTTATCCTTAACTATCTTATCTTGCGAACTTATAGCGGTTGGTCTTGCTGTGCCAGTTGATACAAAGTTAAAAACTTTAGAAAGTAAAGTAGAATTTTGTAGTTTATCATAAAGCTCCTTATTCATTTCAGCTAAATGATTATTCAATGTCTCTTCGTCATCATAATGTACTTCTCTCTCGTCTAGTGTAATCCATCCAGTCTGCTCTTTAGGCTCTCCTAAGTCGCTTAAAAACTCTTCTAAATTAAACTCTTTAGATAATTCTGTGCTTCTAATTGGAGCTTCTGGAAGACCTAAACCTACCAAGTCTCTAATCTCTTCAGTAGTCATTGTCTCAAGAACCTTAGTAGCAAGTAATGGACTCAAAGTGTTTAAAGAGTCAACTACCTCCGTTCCACCTTTAGCACTTTCAGAACTTACTGGAGAGCTTAAAGGATTAAGATTCTCAAAGAATAAGTTTAATGAAATACCATTAAAAGCTAATATATCATTCAAGGCGTTTATTAGTATGTCTTGATGAGGCTTAATAGTCTGATTGTAAAATACAGTAGAAGCAGTTTTAATCTCGTCTCCGTTAGAACTAAATCCGCTGTTTGCTGTCGTTATTCCTACAATCATTGGACTAACTACGTTGTGATTATTTAGTATCTTAGCTTGTGCCTCAGTACTCAAATAAGTGTAGTGTTCTGGAGCGTTGTTTAGTGGTATATCTTCGACTGTTGTTTTCTCTTCTTGGTTGTCGTTAAATGCTATAATTACCTTATCACCTTGCGCACCAGTTAACTGTCCTTTTACTTTGTTAGCTATCAATCTCTGTTGCTCTTCGCTTGGAGTTCCTGAATTAAAGTTGACTACCTTAGTTCCAGAAAAACCGTTCTGAGTGTCATTGATGAGGTAGTTACTTATCTCTTCCTCAAGTACACAGTAAGGTATACACGCTTGGTAGTCTACCTCTGAGAAGTATTTAAGGTCTATTGAGTCTTTACCATAAACCAAAAACTCGATAGGCTCTTTTGAAGTTCCGAAAGCTGGTATTCTCTTAGGTGGAAACTTCTTAGTATCTGACCAATTATCAGAATAGTAGTACGCCTCTATTTCTCCATCTTCGTTACATTTAGCTGGGCGAACGTGTTTAGTCTTTACAGCTTCAACTCTAATTACCTTAGTGTGCTTTTCATCGAAGATACATTGTAACACTCCACAGCCTAGCATATACTCATTTAAGGCTAAAGCTCGTAGCGTCTTAGGCTTAAAAAGTGATTTCATTTGAGCAAACTCGTTAGGCTTTTTTGAAGCGTTTGAAGCGTTCAATCCTTTGCCGTAAATTAACCGAGCTACATTATTAATAATTGAGTTGTTCGTAGTGCTGTTTTTGTATCGGTCAATCAAAAACTCGTAATGGTCATTATTGACTCCGTACTCTACCCAGTCATTTTTAGAATCTTCTATAATGTCTGGTTGTGAATAGGTCGAAAGTTCTAAAATATGTATATTCTTTTTGTCGCTCATTAGTCAATAATTACAAATTCGTTGTTTGTTTCATTCTGTACATACTCATC